AACGAACTTGTTGTTACAAGTGGCGTTGCTGCCACTGGTGCAATTGGAACTCCAGCTACTAATTTTGATTCTGTTATTACACCTACAGGTCAAACAGCTACTGGAGAAATAGGAACAGTTGCTGTTAATACAAGTACAATAGCTACTCCTCGTGGCAATGAAACATTTACTATTACTGTATATAATTCTGGTGGTGGTAATAAATATTATGCTAATGGTCAAAAACAAAGTCTTTATACGGCCCTACACAAAGGTTTTACTTACAAGTTTGATCAATCAGACTCAAGTAATGCAACACATCCTTTAAGATTTAGTACTTCACAAGATGGGTCTGATTACACTGATGGCGTTACAGTCGTAGGAACACCAGGTCAGGCTGGAGCTTACACACAAATTGTAGTAGCTGAGAATGCACCATCAACATTGTATGTAAAATGTTCTAACCATAGCGGGATGGGTTTTGCTCTTTCTATTGAAGCAAACGTAAATCTCTTAATGACATTGAGCGATGGAACTGTTACGGTATCAGCAGGAGTAACAATAATTCCTACGGGATTAACGTCTCAAGGTTTAATTGGTCAAATAACCGTAGGTTTAGGTGCCGATGTATTCCCTACTGGAGTGAGTGTAACTGGGTCAATTGGAGATATACTTCTCTGGCAAGAAGTTAATACTAGCCAAGACCCTAATTGGACAAGGATTGCTGCATAATGGCTACATTTAGTAATTTAGGAATAAAATTAATTCAAACAGGTGAAGAGTCTGGTACATGGGGTACAAGTACAAATACTAATTTTGATATTGTAGATCAAGCTATAGGCGGATATGTAAGTCATACAATGTCTGATTCTAATTTAACTTTTAGTATTTCTGATGGAGCTACATCAGATGCTAGAAATAAAATTGTTAATTTTACAGGAACTTTAACAGCCAACAGAACAATAACTTTTTCTCCTTCTGATTTAGAAAAAAATTGGTATGTAAAAAATTCTACTACTGGCGGTTATTCTCTTACTTTTAAACAAGGATCTGGTGGAACTACAGTTACTGTTCCTAACGGAATAAGTGCTATTATATATACTGATGGTGCAGGAGCAACTAACGGTAATGTTGTAAACGGTATTGGAACTCTTTTAACAAAGGGAATTATACCCGATACAGATGATACACACGATATAGGAACATCTACTCTTAAATTTAAAGATATTTACATTGATGGAATTGCTTATTTAGATCAAGCAGATATTAACGCAGGAACAATTGATGGTGTTAGTATAGGAAGTAACGCACCTGCTACTAATTTAACAGTAGATCTTGTAAATATTGATGGAAATAATATTAAAGCTACTTCAAATCAATTAGCATTTATAACAGGCGGTACAGCTGAAAGAATACGAATAGACGCTTCTGGTAATATTTTTTACGGAGCTAGAACAACAACAAATGCTGTTGATAATGCTACAGCTTACTTAGATACAAATACCACCCTTCAAAGCTATCAAGGTACTGGTATACCACATATGCAATTTTTAAACGGAGCTACAACTGTAGGCTCTGTTACTAACAACGGAACTGCTGCATCATTTAATACTACTTCTGATTATCGAGTTAAAGATAAACTAGGTGAAATTGAAGATGCTGTTGAAAGAGTTCTAGAGTTACAACCTCTTCTCTATTCTTTTATAGGAAGCGAAGATATTAATGAGGGTTTTATAGCTCACGAAGTTGACGCTGTAGTTCCTAATGCAGTTACCGGTGATAAGGACGCTGTTGATCCAATAACAGACGCACCAATCCTACAGCAATTAGATTTATCTAAGCTGGTTCCTTTACTTACTCAAGCTTTAAAAGAAGCAATTTGGAAAATCGACGATTTACAAGAGAAAGTGGAAGAATTACAAGATGCCGTTAGCGAAATTTAATTTCCGACCTGGAATAAATAAAGAAACAACAGACTATACAGACGAAGGTGGCTGGACAGATGGTAACCTTGTTCGTTTTCAAGCAGGACTTCCTCAAAAAATAGGTGGATGGGAAAAGTATTCTCAAAATTCTTTTTTAGGAAGTTGCCGAACATTGTTTGAGTGGTCTGATTTTGACGGCAATCAATATTTAGGTGTAGGAACTAATCGTAAGTTTTATGTTCTTAATCAATCTGTTTTTTATGATATTACACCATTACGATCCACAGTATCAGCTACAAATATAATGACTACAAATGGAACAACTTCTGTAAGGTTTACTGTTACAGGCCATGGTTGTGCTACAGGAGATTTTGTAACTATTTCTGGATTGTCAGCTCCTGTTAATGGTATTCCAATAGCACAAATAAATGCTAATCATTCTGTAGCTGTTGTTGATGCTAATAATTTTGATATAACAGTTGCTACTCAAGCTAATGGATCTACATCTAATACTGGAGGTACTTTAACATTTGCTTTTGAAATACCTGTTGGCGAAGATTTACAAAATCTTTTAGGTGGTTGGGGCTCTAGTAGTTGGAATGCCGGCTCTTGGGGTTTTGGTGCTACCGGAACTTCTTTTAGATTATGGAATCAAGATAATTATGGTGAAGATCTTATTATGAATTACAGAGGCGGTGGTATTTATAAATGGGACGAGAGTGCAGGAACAAATAATCGTGCTACAGATATAACCGATGATTCAGGGGCTATTTTAGCTCCAACAAAAGCAAATCAAGTTATTGTCTCTGAAAGAGACGGCCATGTTATTGCGTTAGGTGTTGATCCTATTTCTGGTGCTTCTAGAACAGGAACAATAGACCCAATGATAATAGCAATTTCTAATCAAAACAGTGCAGTCGATTGGCAAATACGAACAGATGGTACATCTACAGCTGATCAAATTGAATTAAATCTAGGTTCTGAGATTATTGGCGGACTACAAACTCGTCAGGAAATATTAGTATGGACCGATATCGCATTGTTTTCATTGCGATTCGTAGGGGGACCCCTGCCCTTTACCACTTCTCTCCTCGCTAGGGGTCCCTCGATACTTGGTCCAAATGCAGCGGTTAATGGAGCCGATGCAACATTTTGGATGGATAAATCTAACTTCTATGTCTACACAGGTTCTGTTAACGCTCTTCCTTGTAGTGTAAAAGAATATGTCTTTAACGATATTAACTATGACGAAAGATATAAAATTTTTGGTTTTTCTAATCAAACATTTGATGAAGTAGGATGGTACTATCCTTCTGCTGGTTCTAACGAAATTGATCGCTATGTAACTTATAACTATGTGCAAAGAACATGGTCTATAGGTAAAATGGAAAGAACAGCTTGGATTGACTACGGCATTTATCAAAAACCAAGAGCAGCTGGTGGTTCAACACCAGGATATATTTATGCTCATGAAGTAGGTTTTGATGATGACGGAGCTCCAATGGATGGTGTTTCTATTCAGTCAGGAGATATTGATATAGGTGACGGCGAACAATTTGCATTTGTTAGTCGAGTTATACCAGACTTTAGATTTATAGGAACAAATATAGCTGGACCTCAAACTGTTGATTTAGTTGTAAAAATGCGTGATGCACCAGGTGGTACTTTAACAGCAGATGCAACTATACCTGTTGATGCAGAAACAAAAGTAACAAACATTAGAGGAAGAGGAAGACAGTTTTCTTTAAATGTAACTAGTTTTAATGACGGAAGTAATAACAATGCTAATCGTCTTGGAGTTGGTTGGAGATTAGGCTCTACACGACTCGATGTTAAGCCAGATGGGAGACAATAATGCCACGTTATGACATTCGACAAGCCTTCTCATCTCTACCTCGTTTCACACAAGGCGACATAGATGCAGACAAACTAAACAGAATGGTGCGTACATTAGAACAAAACCTTTTTCAATTGGATTTAAATGTGGTACCTTCTTACACAACTAACGAAAGAAATGGTAGAAAATTTAGCCCAGGTGGGTTAATATTTAATACAACGGTGGAAGTACACCAAGCGTACGATGGCAATGCTTGGAGAAATTTATATTTACCTGTGGTTTATCCGACGGGTATGAGTTTAACAAGTTCCATAGGAACAGTAACAGTGGTGACATCGTAATGGTAGTAAGTTTAGCAGCAAGATTAGCAGGTGCAGCAGGAAAAGCAGGTTTAGCAGGCTTAGGAGGTCTAAGAGCAGCAAGACCACTCGCAGAAAAAGCAGGATCAGCTGCTCTCAATCTTTTAAAAGGTGCTGGAAATCAAGGATCTAGATTTTTTAGAGGTGCAAAACAATCAAGTGGAAGACCATTAACTGGATCATCAGCTGAAATTGGAAGAAAAGCAGCAGCAGCATTCGGAGGTCTTGGTAAAGTAGGTAAAGCCGCAGCTGATGATATAGCAAACATTACACGATCAGTATTGCAAAGTGCAGGAAAAACTAATGCAGCGGGTCAAGCAGTAGCAGTTCAAAAAGCTATTTTAACAAAATATCCTGGTGCGGGTGAAGTTGCAGCTAAAGTAGCAGCTCGTGTAAGAGCAGGTAAAACAACTGTAGCTGGTTTAGATATTACCGGAGCTTTAAAATCTAGTCCTGCTTTTTTACAAACTTTAGGAGCTAATACTAAATCAGGCATACAAACACTTATTAATAGTCCTGCGGGTCAAAAAATTGCTAATAGTCGAATAGGTCAAGGAGCTAAAAATTTCTTTGATAGAGCAAACAAAGCTACAAATCCTTTAACAAAAAATCAAGCAGCAGATGATGCTTTTGGAGCATTTTCTGCTCCTCTAATAGGTTTAGGAAATACTGCTGCACAAGGTGCAAGAAATATTTATTCAGGAATTGGAAGTTATTTAAGATCTACTCCAACAGGTAGACAATCTTTACAAAATTTAAGCTTTAAAAGTGGAGCTCCAGGTTCATTAAATTCAACACGCTCAGTGTTAGGAAAACCAAACGCTTATGCAGGACCTACAAACACAACTGTTGGCTCTACACAAATACCTTACGGCAGTTCTTACGCTGCTAATTCAGGTCTTACTAAAACTACAGCACAAACTATGGATGATTTAGGAATACCCGCTGCTGGAGGAATAGGAAGTTTGCTAGGCAGAATTCCAGGAGCTGGTTTATTTACTGGTAAAAGAGCTGTTGAGGGTGTTCCGTCGACAGGACTTGGATCATTACTTAAAGGAGCAGGTAGTTTTGCTTATAACAACCCTATTAAAACAACAGTTGGAGGCACATTAGGCTTAATGTATGGCCCAGATGCTTATGACGCAGCCACAACAGCTATGTTTGGTAAATCTCCTGAACAACAATTTAGACAAGGTGTAGGTTCTTTAATGGGAACAGAAGAAAATAGAAGAAGAACTCTTGGTGATTTAGGTGCTTTATATGCACAAGGAGAATTAGGAGAAGCTATCGGAACACCGGGTGCTAGAAACTTATCTCAACAACAAATGAGACAATATCTTGGTGGTTCTATTTTTGGTGATGAAGGATATGCTAATATACCAATGAGAGGTGGATCAGGTATCTTTGGTGGTGAAGGTTCTCCTACTATGGCAGGCGATATATTTAATAATCCTGCTAGAGAAAGTATTATGAGAGCATTTGGTACACAAATGAATGACGAAGAAATAATGGAAAAATATGCAGAGATACTAGATAAACAAAGAAGAAAAAAATCTCTTGACGCTGAAGACCTTCAATTCCTTATGATGTTTGAGGCTTTGTCTAAACCAACAAACCTACCTTCAGATCAATTTAGAAGAAATCAAGGTTTTGAAACACAAAGAGCTTATAACGATGTTCAAAATCAACTAGGAGGACAATTTGAAGTAATAGATTACAATCAACTTTATCCTACTTATGCTCAACCACAAACAGCAATTAATATGGCTGATGGCGGTGAAGTAGCAAGAAGAGTTCCAGACGTTTCTTTTTCTAGATATGCACAAGGTGGAGTCGCTAACTTAATGGACGGCGGAGCAGCTAACGGTCCAGGAACAGGAACAAGCGATTCTATTCCTGCAAGATTATCTGATGGTGAATTTGTAATGACATCCGATGCTGTAAGAGGTATGGGGGATGGTAGTAGAAAAGATGGCGTAAGAAAAATGTATGATTTAATGAATAGTTTGGAGGCAAAATAATGACAACTCCAGTTAATCAAGGACAATATACATTTGCAGGAACTCTTCCTAGTGTAACAGATGCTACTTATGGAGCTAACACTCAATATAATTTAGCAGACCCTTATATAAGAGCTTTAACAGAATTTTTATTTAATCAAGGTTATTCTTTTTCTTCAAAACCTCCACCCATTGAAGCTATTACAACTCAAGTAGCTCCTTTTAATCCACTAGAACAACGTGCTCTTGACATGACAGCACAAAATGTTGGTTCTTACGGACCTTATTTTCAAAGAGGTATGGAGGCTTATGAAGGTGCCCTTCCTTTCTTAGGAGAAGGTGCGTCTGTTATGAGAGATGCTTATCCTCTTTACTCTGAAGGTATCGGCGGTTTACGAGATGCAGCTATGTTGGCTCGTAGTGGTTTAGCCCCAACAGAGCGTGGCATATACGAAGGCATGAACATGCTGCAAGCTGGTCTTGGTTCTTTTGATACAAACGCTGCTGAAGCTTATATGAATCCTTACATGGAAGCTGTTGTAGAAGATCAGTTAGAAGACATTGATGAATTTTATGATAACAAAATAACTGAATTAAATTTAAATGCTGTTAACTCAGGTCTTAGAGGTTCTACAAGACTTGGTATGATTGAAATGGAAATGGAAGAGCAAAGACAAGAACAAAGACAAAAACTTGTAAATCAAGCTTTAGCGTCTTCTTATGGTCAAGCACAAAATCAATTTAACATTGAACAACAAGCTTTAAGAGGTGCTGCTCCAACTATGGCTAGTTTAGGTCAAGGTTTTGGTCAAGCTCGTTCTGGACTTGCTGGTTTACTTTCTCAACTATCAACAGGTATATCCTCTGGTGGTCAAAATTTTGCACAATTAGGAACTGGTTTAGCTGGATTTGCACCTGCTATGCAAAATATAGGATCTGGTTTTATAGGAGCTGGAGGAACTTTACAAGGAATGCAAGGAGCTGATGTATCTGCCTTAGCTAATGCTGGTCGAACAGCTAGAGGTTATGAGCAATCTTTATATGATACGCAAAGACAAAATGCTTATAATATTTATATGGATCCATACAACAGAACAACTTATCAATTAGGTCTTGCTCAAGGTATACCAAGTAATCAAATGATGATGAGTCAAAATCAAGGACCTATAGCTAGTCCAATGCAAACAACATTGTCTGGATATGCTCCTTATGTAAATCCATATTCTATGTTTAATACAAACAATTACGGATTTGATAACCGAGCATACGGAGGTTAATTATGTTTAATCCACCTATTATTAAACCAAAAGGTTATGCTTACGGTGGCCCTGTTGGTATTGGTGTTGGCAATGTTATAGAAGATAACTTAGCCTCTGATCCAATTATTGAAAGATCTAACGCTAACGAAATTCAAAATGACTTAAATGCATTAACAAATGATTTAAAAAAAGTTTCTCAGAAAAATAAAAAACCTAAAAAAGAAACAAAAAGAAATCAAGAAAAAAAAGAATATGATGACATTGAAGATTTTAGAGATTGGATTAAAACTAACACAGAAACAGATAGTGATACTGGAGAAGTATTTTTTATTCAACCTAGAACAGGAGAAAAAGTTCCTGTAGATAGTTCCCCTGAAGGCAATGTTTTATTGTATGAGGTTTTTAAAGAACAAACTGGAAGAACCGGAGAAGCATTAGATGCTATTGTTGACATGGATATTAAACAATTTCAACAAGCTCCAGAAGGTGTTGTTAATAATGATTTTTCTAAAGAATTAAAAAAAGTTAGAGAAGAAAAAAATGTTGGTGATGCTGAGTTTATGGCTGGATATAGTTCTGTTCCTTTTGATGGTAGCGTTGTTGGTACAGTACAAAAAAGAATGGCTATGGCTGATTTAGCTAAATCACAAGCTGAAGAAGAATCAACTAAAGGAAAACAATTTTTAGCCTATAGAGTACCGGGTCAAGGTGCTTACAAACTAACTCCTGAACCAGTATCAATGGAAGAAATTTCCCAATTAGGTTATGAGTTTGCTCCAGCAGAAATGGCAGACGAAGCGTTTACACAAAAAGCAATATTAGCTGGTAGAATACCAATTGGTGGTGGTGGTATTTCTGAAAAAGAAAGATTACAAAATCAATTACTACAAACAAAAATTGCTAAAAATATTCAAGACCTTGGTGAAGGGCCAGACGCTGATCCTTTAATGCAAAAACAAGTACTAAAAGTAAAACTTCCTGGTCTTTATAGTAGAGGCAGTCAAGACAATTTATCGTTTCAAGTTCGTTTAAAAGAAGACAGTAAGGGCAATGTTAAGTACGCTCCTGACGTTGATATAGCTCCAATTATAAGAGATATATATAAAGCAGAAGAATATTCACAAAAAACTATTGACGAAATTAATATGGTAAAAGAGTTGATTAGTGCTGATACTGTTGGTTTATCTCAAAGAGTTAATGATTTATCTAGAAGTATTTCAGCTATTGCTGGAATTGACAGAACTGCATTTGATCCAGTAACTGGTCAACAAAAAATACCTACTCCAGAAATTCTTGCTAGATGGGCAAAACGATTTACTGCTCAAAATATTACAATATTGCTAGGTGAGTCAAACAGGACAATATCTGATGCTGATAGAAAGAGAGCTGATGAAATTGTTAATGTTTTAGGAACATTTACAGACATAGCTTCAGCCAAAGGATCTTTACAAGAAATGGTAAAGATATTTGAAAAACCATCTTACAATGCTAATACTGCATTACAATCATTATATTCCATGGCGGAAACATCGCCAGGTGGTGGTTACTTGGATGAAATTGAAAGAGTAGAAAGAAAAGTCGCAGAAAGAATTGCTAAGTCTGGTGGTAAATTAACTATTCCTAGAAGTAGTATAGTAAGTTTTGATGAAGTCTCATCACCGGGCGGAAGGTCGATAGTTTCAAATACAATAGATTTAAGACAATAGGATAAATTGTGGCTGTAAAAAAATATTATAAAACATTTGAAGGTCAAGTTATAGAAGCTATTCAAGATGCAGAAGAAATGTCACCTGCTGAAGAAAGTGCTTTACGAAATGCAATTGGCGGAGATTTTACAGCAGTAGAATCAAATACTGTTCAAGCACCTAAAGATGATATTTCAAAACAAGCTCCTACACAAAAAAGTGTATTTACAAGTACTGGAAGATTTAGAGGTGCTGATTACAAGTCAGGCGTAACTAATAATCTTTTTAGATTTCGTTTTTCAAACACAAATAATTTTAAAGAAAGAGTAAATTTTTTAGATAAAAATGTTGGAAAAGAAGGCTATGTTGTTGATAAATTAGGAAATTTTTTACTAACACCCAAAGGCCAAGAAGAATTAAGTATGGAGTCTACAAATAATTTAATGTCTATTGATGAAGATGCTTTAAGAGGTGAGGACATTCTAGATCTTGCCGGTGAAGTATTTGGTCCAACAATAGGTTCAATAGCAGGTTTTTCTGCAATGGCAACTCAATTACCAAAAACTGCTATAGGTAGAGCTTTAATTAGAACTCCTTATGGAGGAGCTTTAGCTGCGTCTCTTATTTTACCATCAATTGCGAGTGGTGCTGGTGCTTATATAGGCACATTTATAGATGAAGCTCAACAGTGGGCTAGAGGAATATCTGATGAAGCAATCAGTGATGTTAATAAAAGAGGTAAGACAGAAGCTATGTATGCTGCTGGTGGTGATTTAATTTTTGGAGGTTTGTTAAGAGGGTTAGGTTATTACTTTAAAGGTAATTCTCAAAAACATTTAAATGCTTTTTATGGTGAAGGAGCAACTGATCCTAAGTCAGGAGCTTTTAGTAAAATTTGGAAAGAATACGAGAATACAGGAAAAATTACTGAACAAGATGGAAGTATGTTGTTTGATATAAAAAAAGATATACTGCCAGATTTTTATGGAATAAATGGTTTAAATGTTAATTTAAAACATAGATTGCAACTTATGGCAGAAACAATAGCTGGAACAAGAACAGAAAAATTAAATGCAAATGCTGAAGTTTTTAAAAATGAAATGTATAAAGCTTTAGAACAAACAGACGTGGGTAAAAAAATATTAAATGATGTTAAAGATATAGATAAATATATAAATAAAGCAATTAAAGATGCCTATACAACTACTACTGATGATTTTGTAGATTTAACTGATAAATATACAAATAAAGTTCACAATAATTTAAAAGGATCATTAAATTCTTTATTAAAATTATCAGATGAAATAGCTGGCGGAAATCCAAAAAGCATTGATGAAATAGCAGATATATACAATCAACTTCAAAATGGCTCAGCAATAGCTGCAACAGAAGCAATTGATGTTGGACAAAGAATAGCAAAACAAGGCTTTAAAGATATTCAAGATATATTTGAAGTTGCTGAAGTTGCTCCGGGGGTTGTTAAAAAAACACAGACAAAAAGAACTCCTATAGAATTAAATGAGGGTGGCTTAACACCATCTCAAGCAGTTAAAGTTGATGATTTATTTAATAAAAAAATGGATAAAGAAGCTGAAGAATTATACGATTTGTTTTTAGAAAAAAATCTTGAAAAAGGATTGATTGAAAGTGTAGATAATCCTTTACCCAGTCAAAGATATAAAGACGGCGAATTTGATGAAGTTGTTGAAGAGGTAACAGATGTTGTTGATAGCTTGCCTTCTGGCACAATAAAAGCAGTTGATGATGAAATAAAAATATTAGAAAAGACAACTAACCCAAGTGCTATAGATGCTAATAGATTAAATTTTTTAAGAGGTCTTAAAGATACAGACGGCCTTTCTGTTATAAAAGATAAAAAAGGTATTCCACAGTTTGCTTTAAGATTTGGTGAAGACTCCAGTCCAGAATTTATAAAAACAGATGATACAATTAAAGCTTTAAGAAATATTATAAAAAATCAAAAAGGAGGAAAGGCAGTATTTGATAGTTTAGAGCCTGGAATTTTAAAGACTTTAGCAAAAGTTGCTGATCCAGATAGTGCTGTTGATCCTATATCTTTACTTTCTCCGATGCAACACAATGAATTAGTTCAAGCTTTAAGAAAAGTTGCAATTGCTGATGGAAATATTAAATTAGATAAAGTATGGACTGCGGCAATAAAAGATGGAGAAATATCTTACGCACAATTAGGTTCTGCTATGTCATCCGTAAAGAAAAAAGGTTTTGAAGGAATAAAAAAAGGCTCTCCAGAATATAAACAAAAAATGCAAGCAGTAAATTCTTTAACTGATATTGCAGGAAGATCTCAATCTCTTATTGATGAACAAAGACTTGGTTATGAATTATTTGAAGAGTTTGGGTTAGGAAGATTAACACAAGATGTGGCTGCAAAAAGACAAAACTCTGATGCTTTAATTAACAAATTATTAAGTCCAGATGCTAATCCTGAGCTTATCAGCACCATGATTAATACTCTTGAAAAAACAATTAGAAGACAAAATAAAACAATAAATCAAGTTATAAAAGAATCTGAAGATGTCTTACCAGGTTATAAAAAAGCAATTGATGAAAATGTTCCAACCTTACAAGATGATATTCCTCCATTAACGAGTATGGACGAAGGTCAACAGATAGCTGCAAAGGTTACTCAAGACCTTGCTGCTGAAGGAAACCCTTTAGCAAAACAGTCTATAGAAAAAGGAAGGTTAGGAGAAAGAATAACAGAGCTTAAAGCTATTCAAGAAACAATAGATATAGATCCAAATATGATGGGAGAATCTTTTAAAAATGCTCTTGCTGATAATTTATTAAACAAAATGACTGCTAATAAAACTATAGATGAATTTGCAGAACAAATTCGTGTTTATGCAGGCAATGGAAGACCAAACCCAAACGGTAATAAACCAATGACACCTTCTACTTTAGAAAGAGTATTAGGAAAAGAATCAACAGAAGAATTAATTAAAATTAGTGACACAATTAAAAACTCTACACCTGTTAATTTAACTGATGAAGCTAATAATGCTGTGCAAAAATTACTTAATGAAAGATTTACTGAATTAAATAAATCAATAAGAGAGTATAGTAATTTACCTTCAACAATAGATTCAGCAATAAAAACTGATAAACTTAAAGAATTACAAGAAAGTATAACTAAATATGCTGATGAATTTGAGCAATTAAAAAGTTTTCAAGATCAAGAATTTGTTAAAACAATTCAAAAAAATGGTTTTAACATTAATAATGAGCAACAACTTGATCAGCTTGTAAATACAATGTTTGATAAAAAAGCATTTAGCACTACAGAACTTGAAAGAATTATAAATAAATTAGATGATGGATCTAAACAAGAAATAAGAAAAAGATATTTAAATAATCAAATAACTAGAGCTTTAGGTGTTGATGTAGATGATGTTCCAACTATTCCTCAAATTGGTAAAATATTTAATCAAGATTTTATAACAGATTTATTTCAAGACCCTGCAAGATTTGAGTTAATATTTGGAAAAGAATCACAAACAAATTTTAAAAAAATTGTTGCAATGGGCAAAAGATTACAAACACAAAATGCAAGTGGAAATTTTGGTCAGTTAGTAGCTGCTACTTTAGCTGCTGCTTTTGCAGGTTTGCCTATAGCTGTTGCTACTGGATCAATTGGTATTTATGCAGGAGCACTTTTAGCTGCTAGGTATAAGGGAATAAGATGGTACGCTGAAGCCATGTCAAATAAGAAGGTCGCAGAAGCAATAGCAGAACCAAGATTTTTTACTCCAGGTGCTTTAAATACATCTGAAAAAATAGCTCTTTATCAAAATGGTATTATGGATGCTGCTACACAAATGTTAACAGAAACAGACAATACAGTTATGGAAGGGGTTGAGGCTGGTCAAAATATGTTAAATGAAGAAAATCCAAGAGGTTTATCAGCTGTTTTAAAACCCCTTACAAATTTAGCTGGTGGAACAATAGATAGTATAAAAAACGCAAATTTATTAATGCCAACTTCACGATCTAGCGAAGCTTTTATGAAAAAAGCAGTACCTAAAAAACAAAGTTACACACCTTTACCAAACGTACAGGATTTTAGACAGACTGAAGATATATTTAGTGAAATTAATAGACGAAGAGCGTTGTCAGGTAACAACCCTAACACGCAAGCTTTAGCAGATAGGAATAGATAATGCCAGCAGTAGCAAATCCTATAACATTTGGAGGTTCTTCTAGAGACTATGGATATAATCCCCCGTCTAGGGTTGGATTTGATGATCTTCCTTATTTACAAACACCCGGTGGAGCAAGAGGCGTTCCTACATATACTGTAGGTGGTGGTTCTGGAAAACCTATTAGACCAGGTGTTGGTTTAGGAACAGGTAAAGGAACAACTATAGTGTCTGGTTCTAGTCCTATTAGTTACAATCCAAACACTAGAAGTGGTTCTTTTGATGTAGCTGATGGTGAGTACGGCCCTGTATCTATAGAAGATATGATAAAAGAAGCGGCTAAAAACGATTTATTGCAAGGCACTGTAGGCACTGTATCTACTGCCTTACTAGGACAAAATTTAATGAATGGGGCTGATTTAGGAGGAGGTTTTTTAGGACAGATACCTTATTTAGGAAAAGGGTTAAAAGAATTAGATTATTTTCTTAACCCAACATACGCTAACGCAAGAGATGCTAGTGGTTTTTTCGGGGGAACTGCTAGATATATAAGAGATTTTCCTGGAAGAGTTGAAAATGCCATTGGTCCTAATTCAATATTTGGAGGAGGAGGCACAAGTCCTAAATATGCTGGAGGAAGCATAGGAGGAAGCCCTATTTCACTAACTGATACAATAAGTAATATTGGAACTGGTATTTCAAGTTTGGCTCAATCATTTGGAAAAGTTCCATTAACATCTGGAGCAGGTTTAGAGTTTTCAGCCTTAACTAATGTTGATGGTTCACCAGCTGCAATGAAACCACTAGAAGAAATAAAAGATTTTTATAATTACGTAACAGGTAAACCAAGTGCATTCGGTGGTGATTTAGTTCCAACAGCTGATAAATTTATTGCTGGTAAAACTCCTAATATTGGAAC